GAATCACTCATGTTGATTCCGTACAAAGAACCAAGTCAAACATTGTTTGCATTACTTGGCTTTGTCGTTGATGCAGGTCGAAGATTTGCGGCTATAGCAGATCAAAAACTTGGCGAAGGCTCACAGGCTAATCCTGTAGGCACAACGATGGCGATTTTGGAACGCGGCACGAAAGTGATGAACGCTATACAGAAACGATTACATTACGCACAAAGAGTTGAATTTAAATTACTGGCTAAAGTTTTTGCAGAAAGTCTACCTCCTCAGTATCCTTATGCTGTACGTGGGGGTAATAGACTTATTAAACAACAAGACTTTGATGATAGGATTGACATACTTCCCGTATCTGATCCAAACATTTTTTCAATGTCGCAACGTGTTACTTTAGCACAAACACAGCTACAATTAGCAACTTCTAATCCACAAATGCACAATATGTACGAAGCATATAAGCGTATGTATCAAGCACTTGGTGTAAGAGATGTTGACATGATTTTACCAGCACCTCAACAACCACAACCAGAGGATCCTGGCATGGAGAATGCTAAAGCTTTACAGATGTTACAGCTACAAGCGTTTCCTGGACAAGGACACATGGCTCACATAAATGCACATAGAGCGTTTATGAGTTCGTTTTTGGTTGCAAATAATCCACCGACCATGGGTTTATTGCAGGCACACATCTCTCAACACATATCTTTAATGGCAAGAGAAGAAGTAACAGCTAAAAATCAACAAGCAATACAAGAGCAGGCACAACAATTTGGTGGACAACTACCACCAGAGCTTGCACAACAGTTTCAACAACAAAATGAACTTGAAATTGCTGAAAGAATTACTGAACTAACCAACGAAATGGTTGCAGAAGAGCAAGAAATGATGAATATGGACAAAAAAGATCCACTAATTGACTTAAAACAACAAGAATTAATGCTTAGAGCACAACAATTACAACAAAATAAAGACTTATCAGAGAAAAAATTAGATTTAGACGCTGAAAAACTTAATTTTGAGGGTGAAAAACTAAGACAAAAGGATAATAT